GTTTAATGTTTGGTTGGAAAGTAAGTAAAGCTTTGGGTGTATTTGTAGAGGGTGAGTATACCAAGTTTTGGGACAGCGAAATATATGGAACAAACTTTGGTATAAATTACACCTTTAGATAATGGAAGAACTATCAGAAAAATCACAAGTAAAACTCGACATAAAAACATTAATAGGTATAGTGGTAGGTATTGTATCTATAGCTGGCATATGGTTTGATTTAACAGGTAAAATAAGTGTTATTGAATCTTCAATAATGAGGCTTGAGTATAATCAAACACTAAACGATGAGTTTAGAATTAAATGGCCACGCGGTGAAATGGGTGCATTACCAGATGACGCTAAACAAGATTTAAGAATTGAATATCTACAGAAAGATGTAGAAAAATTACAAGATTTAATTAAAGAATTAGAAGATCAATATAATGGCAAAGCAAATTAGTGAAGAAACTAAAGTTACAATAGACTTAAAAACTATAGGTTTAGCTGGGGCAGGAGTGTTTAGCTTAGCAGCAATGTGGTTTACGCTACAGGCTGATATAGCACTCGCTAAAGAACTACCTAAACCTGTTATCGATCGTGTAGAATATGATCTTAAAGACGAGTTGATACGTCAGACAATTTTAGATACACAAGATGATGTTGAGGCAATACAGGAACAGCTAGATAAAATTGATCAAAGATTATATGAACTACAACAACGAAGATAATGAAATACTTACCAATTTTAATAACATTTATATCATTTAGCCAATCAGATGTACCAACTAAATACTGGATCAATGATTCAGACTTTGAAGAAAAAATTAATAATAACAGCGCTTTTGGTGATAACAATGATAAACCCGTTGTTGTTGAGTTTTGGGCTGAATTTAATAAAGACAACTGCTTTGCCGAATGGGACAAGATACAGAACGCAGTTTATTACAGGGTTGATATTGCAAAAGCTCCAAATGCTAAGAAAAAATATAAAATACGTATGGCGCCGACCATATTAATATTTAAAGATGGCATAAGAGAAGCTAGTTTCAAAGCTGGTTTGGATTTAGCTTTACCAACTGACTTACAAGAAATACAAGAAACTGTAAACGAAATTAACCAAGCAAGTAAATTTTAAAATTATGTGTGGAATACCTAACTGTCCGTTTTGTTGCGGATGCTAAATAAATAAATTATGTGGAAATTAACTAAACAATATTGGATTGACGTGTGGACTTTACTTTGGAGTAAAACTACTGTTGATGATATTATTATTGCTAAAGCTGAAGAAATAAAATCTAAAGCTAAAGCTATTAAGAAAATAATAAAAAAATAATGAAAGGAATTTTATCTGGTTTTGATATTGAAAAATATAAAAATATTAAACCGCCAAAAGATAATTCCTTAACAACATTAAAAGAACTAAAAGAAATAAACGGGATGCGTAAAGATCCTAGTTTTGTTAAAGAAAAAGATAATCAAGAGTTTGCTTTTAAAAAAATAACAAAAGCTAAAGGTTTACCTTATCCTAAAGAACTAGTAAAAGCTTTAATAGATGAAAGTGCTCCTAAAGTTTTAAAATTAAAAAATCATTTTAAAAGACCTAGACCTAAGCATTTAGCTGGTAGTTTTGGTATGAAGCTTGATGATATTGAAATGGATTCAATGAAAACACCATCATATCCTTCAGGTCATTCAGTACAGGGGGTTTTAATAGGTAAAGCATTAGGTAAACTATACCCACAACACAAAGCTGAGTTTGAAAAAGAAGGTAAAGATATATCAATGAGTAGAAGGGTTGGTAGAGCACATTTTAAATCCGACTCTGATCTTGGTGAAAAAATTGGTAATGATATGTTTAACTATGTAAAAGATAAAATAAATGGATAGAATAAGTAAACACATAAGTTACAAAGAAGGTGTACACAGTATAACAGCTTTAAGGCTAGGTTTAAAAAATGATCCTACAGACACTCATTTACAAAACATGAAGCTTTTAGCAGAAAAAGTATTTGAACCTCTTAGAATACACGTGGGAGGTCCTATAAAGATCAATTCGTTCTATCGTGGACCTGAACTTAACAAAGCTATTGGCGGATCTGCAAAATCACAGCATTGCCACGGGCAAGCAATTGATATTGATGATACTTATGGACATGCTTCTAATGCTGCTATGTATGATTGGATTAAAGCTAATTTAGACTTCGATCAAATGATATGGGAGTTTGGTACAGATCAAAATCCTGACTGGGTACATGTAAGTTATACTAACCCAGGTGAAAATAGAAAAAGATGCTTAAAAGCTTATCGTGAAGACGGTAAAACGAAATACATGGTAATATAATGTACGTACAAAAAAATAATCCTTTTCAAAAAAAAGGACCTCTTAAAATGATCGGTGGTAAAAAACCAGAGAAAAAAATAAATCCTGAAGAGAAAAATATAAAAGATGAAAAGTGGACAGCAAGTGATACAGGACATTTAGCATTAGATGTTTTAGGTATGATTCCAGGTATTGGTGAGGTAGCAGATGGAATAAATGCTTCTTGGTATGCAAAACAAGGAAAATATGGTGATGCTGCTTTATCTGGTGCAGCTATGATTCCAGGTGCTGGTTGGGCAGCTGGTGGGACTAAAATAGCTAAACACATGGGTAAACTTAAAAGAGTTTTAGGTTTTAGTGATAAAGCAAAGGATGTTAAAAATGTTAGTAAAACAACAAAAGGAAAATTTAACATGGGCGAAGACGATATGCTAAAGCATGTTGAATCGCACGGTACTCCTTATGCACCTAATGGAAATGTTACGGGTTATTGGAATCAAACTAACAAAGAAGGTGTAAGAAATAGTGTGGTTGCTGGAAATAAATTAATTGATAATGCAAAAAATTTTAATAATACTAAAACCCTTAATCTAAAATATGCCGGTGATGTATCAAATAGATCTGTAATGGAAGCTACTATAGATAATGGACAAAAAGTATCTTTTATAAGATCAACTGGTGGTGGAGGAAAATCAATAGACTGGGTTGATGAGGCAACTGGTAAAAAATATAAAGTTACTTCACAAGGTATTAACTATCCTGTTATGGATAAAGTTCACCATATTACCCCAACTGGTCAAAGAGGAACAGCTGGTCACTGGTTTAAACACGAAAAAGGAGGTAAATATGGTAATTGGTTTGATGGTTATGGTATGAAAAACTTTGATCAACTAGGTAAAGGAAAATTTATACCAAAAAAAGATGCTGCAGGAAATTTAGTTTTTAATGGAGATGTTTTACAAGGAACATGGGATGGTGGATTAATAGGAGATGAATTGATAAAACAAACTACAACTATAATAGATATATAATATGTACGTACAAAAAAATAACCCTTTTAAAGTAACAAGCTGCGGTAGACGTAGAACGTTTATGCAAGATGGTGGTGAGTCTCCTTTAAAAAAAGCAGATCCACGTAGAACAATAGGACCAGGTAAAAACTTTAATAAAGCTAATCCAACTGGCACTGGTGCTGATGCAGGTGGTGGTATGACACAAAAAGGAGTTGATGAGTACAAAAGAAATAATCCAGGTAGTAAATTAAAAACAGCAGTAACAACTAAGCCATCAAAGCTTAAACCTGGTAGTAAAGCTGCTAAAAGAAGAAAATCATTTTGCGCTAGATCAAAAGGCTGGACCGGTGAAAGAGGTCGAGCTGCTAGACGTAGATGGAACTGTTAAATATATAAATCATGGGATATAAAAATTACGAACAACAAAAAGCCGCTCATGCGAGTATGGCTGAAAAGAAAAAATCTCCTGCTAAGCTTGGATTCAGCAGAAAAACTAAGGAAGATGTCAGAAATCCACAAAGACCTGAAGGTGATGGGTTAAAAAGAGTCACTGAATCTGGTCAAAGACAAAAACAAATGTTATCATATATTGATAAAGAGAAAAAGCAGATGGAAGATTATAAAAAGAAAAAACAAGAAGCTGAGTTTGCTCATAAAGCTAAAATGACTGAAAAACAGATGTATGGTGGTAAGCAATATGTTCATGAACCTAGAGGAGGTATGGCATCACCTTTTAAATTAAAACCTAAATCACCTTTAATGGGTAAGATCTCTGCTTCATGTAAAGCAAGAGCTAAAAAGAAATTTAAAGTGTGGCCTAGCGCTTACGCCTCTGGTTGGGGTGTTAGATGTACACAAGGTAAAGTATAATGGCACACCCGTACAAACATATAAGTCCTAATCTTGCATCACCCATGAAGTGTTGGAAAGGCTATGAAAGAGTACCGGGTACTGCACAAGGTGCAAAAGGTAGTTGTAAAAAATCTTCACCTATGAAAAAACAAAAAGGTGGAGGTACAACTAAGACTTGTCTGCCTAAAGCTAAAATAGATAGCTTATCAGCTGATAAAAAAAGAGAATTAGTTAGCGCTAAAAGATCTTCAGGCGCTAGTGGAAAATATAGAAGATCATCTAAAACAAATGTAAGTGGTGCTAGAAAAAAAGGTGCTACATTGCGTGACTGGTTTCAAAAAGAAGACTGGAGAAGAGTAGATGACCCCAGTAAAAAATGTGGAGAATAATCTACAAGACATAAATATTAAATTAATATGAAATTATATAGCGATGAATACCTCGCCCTTATACGAGATCATCATAAGGGACATTGGGGTGGAGCCTGCAAAGGCTACGAAGAGATGATACATAAATATATGCTATTAACTAAATCTAAAACTCTTTTAGATTTTGGTGCGGGTAAAGGTGTTTTATCTCGACAGCAAGAAATATTTATGAGTAATTATGAGGATTATTATAAGATAATACCATATGATCCAGGTAATCCAGCTTTTGATGAGTGGATAAACCCACCAGTATGTGATGCTAGTTTTTCAGCAGACGTAATGGAGCACATTGAGCCGGAATATCTTGATAATACTTTACAGTTTATATACGATAAAACTAATAATTGGACATACCATAAAATATGTACAAGGCCAGCTTCAAATAATTTTAGATCGACCATGAAAGATGAAAAGCCTAAAAATTTACATACTATAGTAGAGCAACCTCATTGGTGGTTAAATAGGTTTGAACGTTATTTTACTCTTCATGATATTAAAGCGACTCTTGGTCATGTAGAATTTTTAGGTATGAAAAGAGATAAGATTTTAGATCTTTGATATTTTAGATCTTTTAGGAATTGACTTTATTCTTTTTAAACCGTCAAGCCATTCGGTATATTTAATATCATTTTTAGATAAATCACTCAACACGTGCCAAGTAAACAATCCCTTCCTTTCTAAGAACGACATATATTCTTGTTCTAAATCCATATCATGAGCTGAGTGCTCTAACATATAAACAGGCATATGCCAACTATGAGGATTACATCTACTTGTAATACCATCTTTATCTGCTCTTCTTTCATTAATAGACTTAGCAAAAAAATCAAAGCCTATTAACGATATACTTTTGTATGTTCTAATTTTTTCTATAAACCAAAGTATAGTTATAAAACCAGCACTTGGTCTTAATGTGTTTTTATTCTCACCTTTTCTAGAACTACCAACATCTTTATTAAAAGCAGACATACGGTCTATTATTTCTTGATCAGTATACATTTGAGTATATTGCATACCTTTTGGTAAACGATCTTCAAAAACAAAGTCTTTTAAATGAAAATTACCTCTACATCTATTAACTAATATCTTAGTATCTTTCCATTTAGTATCAAACATTTTTCTTTTCTCTCTAAATATAGGTGCTCTAAATTGACCAGTCACCCATATATCACATCTACGACCTATAGATTCTTCTTGTTTAGGTGTAGCCTCTATAGCTCTACCAAACCTAACAACAATATCGTGGCTATCTATAAAGTCAGCATGTTTATGATGCATGATCTCTACAGAGTTGCCAACGAATATTATTGATTTATCTTTTACAAGGCTTCGTATACTGTCCACCAATCTAATGATTTTTCTCCATTTTTATACTCATTAAACCAAGGTCCACCGTTGGTGTAATGTAAAGCTTTTATTTTACTATGAGGTTTGTATATACCTACTAAATGATTATACGACTTAGGTATCTCACCTATTTTGTCTGCCCATTTTAATTCATGTAAATCTGAAGCAGACGCGTTGTCTAAATATTCTTTACTTAAATGTTTTAATTTAGAACAATTAAAAACAATAAGGCTAGACCAGTTTTTTCTTGGATATGATTTATTTTTTATACCATTCATTTTGTTTGATTGTGCTTCGTAATCTTCATGTTTTACAACAGCTATATCATTATCACCTAAGTACTTTTCTACTTCAAGCGGATCACACTTCCATAAAAAATCATTATCACAAAATATAGCTATACCACTATAATTACAT